GTTGGTGTTATGTTAGTTCCTGAATAATATTTTTTATCTTTATCAGCTGATGAAGCTTTTTTCTTTTGATTAAGCTTAACAGCAGATGTTCCATCTTGAAATTTACCTTTATTTGAGTTAGCTGAAGGACTAGATTTAGCTTTATTCTTTTCAGCAATACTCATTATTTTGTCTTTATAAATAGGTTCTTTCTTTTTCTTTAATGTTGATGGATTCTTTTTCTTTAACTTATCGGCAAGCGGATTTTTATAGTCTTTATAAATACTTTCTCTTTTTTTGAGACCAACTGTTTCCATTGCAGAGTCAAGAAAGCCTTTCTTTGGCATTGTTATTGATTGACCAGCTTTTATACTATTAGCATTTTTAATACCTTTATTTGCCGCTAATATTTTAGCTATGGTTGTATTATTTTTTTTAGCAAGAGCCGAAAGCGTATCGCCAGATTTTATTTTGTAACTCATTTTATACTCCTAATATAAAAAAAGGGAAGCCATGTTGACTTCCCTTAAAATAACAGTTAATTTAAACCGTAGATAGCACCACAACCTGATGGGTTGCGTACTTCTAGAGTTGCTTCTTCGACCATCATTCCTTTAGTTGAGTCACCTTGCTGACCTACATCAACCTCTTTTAGAGGTCTTAGTGTTGCCATAGCGAACCACTGTGGATCGTAGATAAGTGCTGAGAAGTTAGCAACATCGGTTGTTGCACCTAGGTTAGTTGTACCATCAGTTTGAGTAAACTGAACAGCATTAGTTAATCCCATGATGTAGTTTGGTACTACCATTAGATCACCAAAGTCTGACATGTATACGTCTACTGACTGTCTTAATTTTCCTTTCTCATCGATGTTTCTTACAACACCAGTATCACTGATCATTAAGTCTGAGAAATCTCTTCTTAACTTAGGAGATATCATTATCTTAGTTGCCTTACCACCTTCTTCGTAGATTTTCTGCATTACAGAATCAATCTCTGAAAGTGATAATGAACCTTTAGCTGGTTGTCCAGCTGCTGCAGCTCCTGATTTGACCTTACCAGTACCGTCACCTTGAGTTGCTGGGGCTGACCAACCACCTAAGTAGTTTACTGTTGCAGTATCATTTATAAATGCTTGATATCCACCTGCAGTTCTTGCGTTTGCGTTTTGAACACCGACCGCACCAGAAACGTTAAACGAATGAATCATATCATGCTCAACATCTCTTCTTAGCTCTGTACCTCTTTTCTTTAACTGATATGCATATTCGTCTGCAACACCAGCCTGATCTACAGCTCTTCTAGTTCCTGACACAGCAATGGTTTTACCGTTAATCTGTGTGTAGTTACCTAGTCTGGTTCTATTTGGTCCGCTTTCAGCAAACTTATTTCCGACTGCTGGAGTTCCAGTACCACCACCAGCTGCAGGCTGAATATAATCAGTACCTTCACCGATAGTAGAATTTCCAGGAACTTCTAACTTGTCTGTTTGCCATTCGTGATAGATAGCAGTTGCTTTTGCACTGCCGATTGATGACATAAAAGGAGTTTCATCCCTTGTTATCATCGTGATAAAATTTGCAAGATCTTCTCTCTGTGAGACATCTTTGCCTGTACCCCTAGCTGGACCTTGTGGACCGCCAGTTCCTCTTACGCCTAATATGTTAGTCATTGTATACCCTCCGAGGTATTAATAGTTTAATGATTTATTTGCAAGTCCTCGAAGAAACGCCATTTGATCTTCATTAGATGAATCTTCTGAAAAAGCTCGTTGCCTTATCTTAGTCTCATTATCTATTTCTTTTTGAGACCTCGTTTTAGCTTTACGAACAGGAGCTTTTTTAACTACAGTTGCTTTTCTTTTAGCAGTACCTTTAGTCACCCCTTGCTTTAATCGTCTATAGTCATCTACGAATTTCACTATCACAGGATCTACAATAGTATCTAGGACTTCTGGTTGTATACCTTCAGCTATAGCAAATTCTCTTATTGCAGTAGCTGTTTTTTCATTAAAGTCAGGTATCATCTCTGGAATAGCTTTATTAAATACTTCTAATTGCTCATTCCATTGTTTAGTACTCTGTTCTTGAACTTGAGACTGAACTTGCTTTACTAATTGTTCTCTGCCATTTCTAGCATTCCAATAGTTCTTTTGTGCTTGTTCTCTTTTATCCTTTAATTCATTCACTTCATACGTATCACCGTCTTTCCTAGCCTGATCTATCTGAGACTCTATGTCATGATATTC